CCGGCAGTCACAGGGCCATCGGATGACCAAGTGCCGCTGATGTCGACAGGACTAGAGAATAACGCGGTCCCGTCCTTTTCGCCTTCGGTGGCCCCCATCGCGTCGAGGGCTTCGGCGTCCGTGGTTTCCTCGGGACACATGGTGCGCCACTGCTGCGCAAGCTGAGCACACGCAACCGGGTCACCGTCGCACGTCGGCGCAACGTCACACCACGTAGCACCGCCCGACGTACCACCACCGGAACCCGTACCATCGCCACCGGAGCCGTCACCGGGACCCGTGCCAACGGTCCCCGTGCCGGGACCCTCGTTCGAAGTATCGCCCGTATTAGACGAAGGCTGACCCGCCGCGGAATTAGTCGCGGTGTTGAAATATTCATACGACTGGCAGGAATTCGCACCAGTGCAGACGTCAAAGGAATCGTTAGGCGTAGCCGCCGCTGTACCGGCTGAGTTCAAGGGCTTCGGCGGCGTGGGAGCCGCCTGCGCGCAGATGCGCGAGCCGTCGCTATTGACCCAGCATTTATCGGGCTGCAACGACTTGTAACAGCCGTACTTGCCGTTGACCCAGCCGCAACCTTCGCCGCTAGGAGCTTCCGCGAATTTATCGGTACCGGTACCACCCGGACCCGTCGGCGTGTTCACGGGTGACTCGGTTCGCACGGGTTCGACCGTACACGCAAGACCGGTGTATTGATATTTCGTCAGGTAGTTATAGGTACCGTTACTGTTGCGATTACGCGAGAAAATGGCGTCGGCGGTCGTGCCATCCGACTTCACAATCTTCCACGACTTTTTAAACGCAGCGCAGCCGCCGAAGCAACCGGTGTCCGGCATGTTGAACGTGGCGACTTGATTATTTGCAATGGCCCCGAACCGAGTATTGATCGACGACGCGCAATCAACCGGGGCCGCCGGGCAATTGGTGCCGGGCGTGCAAGTGGTCCGGCTGAGATCGGAGCCGGTCGGATTATTCAATGGACCGCAAAGCTCCGTCCAATTAGCTCGCGCGCGCGGGTTAGCGGTTCCCGCATTTTGAATGACGGTGTAATTACTGTAGGAAATAGTGCCATGCCCACCGGGCGTGCAATAGCTCGCTTGCTTCAAGGCCTGAGAAAGCGCTACCGCTGATGCGCCGGCCTCATACGCGGTATTGAATTTTAAAGCAGTGTTGATGGCGTTGTGCCACTGGAAGCCGGAAACATAGCCGCGAACGTCCTGAGCGCGCGCATCATTCACGAAGAACAACGCGAACGCGCACAGCGCCAGCAACCACGTCAATCGCGAAAGACGAGCCATGCAGCCCCCACGAATGCGATCAAGAGTATCCAACCAGCCATAACCACTTCCCCTTGCATAACCGGTAGGGTCGCGCCAGTGACGGACACGACCCCACCGAACGCGATCACATCGCGCGACGGACCCACTTGAACGCCTTGATGGCGACGAGCAGGAGCAGCACAGCCGCACCGATGGCGGCGACCGGGGCAGCCTGCGCTGCAATGTCGGTAGTCACGGCAGTAACGCTGATGGCAGCGGCCTGCGCGAACGCAGGAACGAACGAGGCAGCGACGAGCGCGACCTTACGACCGTACATTACATTGCCCTCCGGACCCACTTGAACGCCTTGATGGCGACCAAGAGCAGGAGAACAGCCGCACCGATGGCGGCAACCGGCGCAGCCTGCGCGCCAATGTCGGTCACGACATCGGCCACGTCGACGGCGGCCGCTTGCGAGAGCAGCGGCAGCAAGAGGGCCGCGAGGCCCAGGGCGGAACGATTGAACATTTAGGATTCCTCAACTTGTTTACGGATTGCCCGAATGCAGAACGCCAAGGCCCACAGTGCGAGGATCGCCCCCGCAATCTGACCCCCTTCCGCTAACGTCAGTTCGGGCAAAAACCCGACGTCAGCGCGAAGCCACACAACCGTACCGCCTGCCGTCGTGCAAGCGTCAACGACTGTCCCGGTAATGACCGGATCACTCGTTGCACCCTCGCAGAACAATTCATAGTCCATTGCACACCTCAGAAAACGCCGGGGAGCCGAACCGCAAGACGAACGTCAACTCTGTTGCGCCGCTCCGTTCGACCCCCCGACGCGGGGACATTACTTGCCGCTGTTCGCAGCGAGCTTGACGGGCGGCGACTCCGGCTCCAGCTTCACGCGTTCGAGTTCAAGCGAACCCCACGGCGTGATCCCGAACGACGAGGCCGACAGCGAATAGAAACCCGGTGCGAAGGGCGACTGATCGCGGCCCAGCGACACGCGGAACGGCAGCACCATTTCATCATCGACCACGTACGCTTTCTGTTCGGGAATGCTGTACGGCTTGCCGGCTTTGCTGATGCCGGACTTTACTTCGACGTCGACGGATCGGATTTGAATACGCATGAGATTAATCCCCTAGGTAAGTGACAGTGACAACAACGAGGCCCCACGAATCGCGGCCCCAACTCAATTTATAAGGCGAGGGGAATATCGCGCCCGTCGCTCGCTCGACCCAGCCCACGCGTGCAACCTTCGTGCAACGTGAAGCAGGGTCCGTCTTTTCTGAAAGCCACATGGGAAGGCCAGCGCGGTGCGTGGCGTGGCGAACGTCGGCCTCCGGCGCACCCGTACCAAAGAGCCGTGCGCCCTTTGGAAACTGCAATTCCGTGTCGCCCTTGCTAACGTACTTGACGAGGTAGCCAACCGGCTGGGTGGCTTCCTTGATATTCGATTGACCCTTCGTCCAGTGACCAGAAGAATCCGGCTTCGGCAGCTTCAAACCACGAGGCAGCCAGAAAATGATGTGATAGTGCGGCCTGCCGGATTGCTGAAGTTCAAGGACCCACTGATAGCGCAGCGCTACCGCTCGCCGTCCGAGCCATGTTCTGACCCTGTTGATGTATTCGGAAACATCCCTAGTTGACCACGCACCGAAGCCTTCGGCCTGCCGATACGTGAGCGTAACGAATACGGCCCAAAGTCTGGACCCACCCCGTTCCGCCGATTGGCGAGCAGCGTCCGCAGATGCGATGACCACTCGTCGCATACGACGAATGCGGCGGGTTCGGTTGAGTTCACGGAGCTGTCCTCCTACGGACATCGACGGGTAGCGGGTTTCTTGGATCCGCGTTGTACTTGTTACCTGTCCGACAAGCCCAGAGCGTGGGGCGCGCTGCGCGCGCCCTTCACGCTCTTGAGAGGTGGCGGCGAGGGTCACGCGCCCACCGGTTCAACGATGATCCGCGCCGTCTTAAGGTCGTTCGGATCCGACGGATCAATGGTGACTTTCCAGCCGGTCGCAGCAAGGAACTGAGCGCGATTGAGCGCAGCGGAGAAGCCCTTGACGAAGCCGCACATGTGCGTTTCGCCTTGCTCGGGGATGTGCATACGAGCGGACAGCAAGAACTGCTGTTCTTCAATCTGATCCGCAATCGGCTTGAGGTTCGCGGCCATGACCAGTCCCCTTTTTGGTACTCGTCTGGAAACTATCAGTCTAGCGGCCTATATGCAAGCCCACAATCCAAAACCGGGGCGCTATGCGCCCCACGCTCCCCGCGCGGTGCTACGCACCCTCAGATGAAGAAGTTTGGCGCGGGGGAGTGAAGGTCGTACCAGTGGAACCACCCTCATCAGATCGGTTTGACTGTGAAGCAGCGTCCAAACGCCGGATGTTTTCAGCTTTGATGTCCTCAGGCTGACGGCTCGGATCGTAGACACGACCCTGCATGTAATCATGGCACATCATTTCGTCTACCTGAGCATCACCCTGACCGTTCGAACACTTGCATTCAACGCGATCGCCGTAGTCCATCTGCATGCAGCCAGTAATCCGCGGAGCGCTGGCGACTTTCGCAACCTCATCATAGAACGGGGCGGACCAATGCCATGAAGCAACACGCGGCACGAAATCTCGCGTTGACCACGAACGCACCGCAGACTCTAGTCCGGCTTCAATATGCGACGACCCTGGGGATGCTTCCGCCACTTTGTCGGCTTCCTGTCCCTTAGGCCCGAGAGCGTGAAACGCGAACCAACCCAACAGAGCAATTGCAACAAGCGACCCACCCAGCACGGCGACCGGCTTTACTGGAAAATCCTTCTTGACCGTATGCACTTCCGCGGAGTGATACCACCCATATTGCTCTTTCGGATATGGCCACGTCGTTTTCAGCGCCCTATTCGTAATGCCTTTGTCCTGCGGGTTTACGCATTCTTCCCACTGGTAAAGCGTCGCGACCTCACGACCAAAATTGCGTTTCACATGGATGTGGCGCCCGACGAGCTTGCGCACGTTGATATCTAGCAGCTGTGGATGCTGCGTAATCAGGTAAATATCGAAACCCCTATGACGGTGCGTTTCGAATTGCTTAACGGCCTCGGGGATCGCCGCGCCTTGCTTGCGCGGCGGGAATACGCGTTGGCACTCGTCAATAACGACAATGGAGCCGTCCGGCAGTGACGGCCATTCCATCGGATCCGAAAGCTCCCGCCACGGCAGCGAAAGATTATTTATGCCCGACTGATAAACCTCGCGACCAATTGCCACAGACGCAGGATCAGCACGGAGTTTCTCAACCAGCCCAAGAGTGTGGAGAGTCTTCCCATTACCCGGCTGACCGGTGACTAGTACGAGCATTGTTTGCTTCCCCGTTCACAAACATCAGACGTTAGAGAACGCGCCGGGATTCGGACCAGCGCGCCAGCGAGACACGGCACCCGTCGCCGCACTGATGCCACGAAGCAGAAGCAGGGTCGTGCCGGCAGACAGCACCAGCTTGATCGCATCATCGACACGCGCCATACCGATGATCGTAAGGACTGACACATTCGTAGCCCCGAGACTGGACCAGATGTTGTCTTGCACGGTTTGCCACAGCACGGTGACGCCCGTGTAGGTGGCGACACCGACGCCGACGCCCACGAGCAGCCGAACGGCCAACGGGACGATTGTAGGAGCTAGCACAGCGAGGCCAGCGAGAGCAACCGGAATAGGCATTACCAAGTCCCCTTTATGAGCATTAGACCAGTGAGAAGCCAAGCAATAGACATGACGATAGGCGCGAACAGCAGGGCCATTTCGCACCCACCTTTCCAAATATCCAGCGAAATTGATTGACCCATGACCGAGACGCCGAGCGGTGCAGGGCATGAGCCGGCAGTCACAGGGCCATCGGATGACCAAGTGCCGCTGATGTCGACAGGACTAGAGAATAACGCGGTCCCGTCCTTTTCGCCTTCGGTGGCCCCCATCGCGTCGAGGGCTTCGGCGTCCG